TGCTCCAGCAATAGATGCTTTTCTTGATCCACAAGAACTAAGACGCAGAAGAATTGGTAGCATGCCAGGGTTGATGAAACAGTACATCAACTTTAAAGTTAGGCAAGGTGGATTTACAAACATGATTAAAGACTTTGGTCCATGGGTAACACAAAAAACAAAAACACAAGCACCAAGAATTATTGAATGGATGAGTGAGAATCAAGGCGCAGTTAGTGCCATGTTCAGCTCTTTTGTAAATATTGCATTATTAAAAGACAAACTGATAGTAGCACTTGACAATCAAGATGCAGATGTAAAAGCAGATATAAAAGGTGAACCAGGACACGAAGGATATGTTGGCAAGGATATGAAATTTGTGAACAGAGATAAATTTAGCAGAGTGAACTTTGCAGCCAACAACCCAGGAGGTGCGTAATGTCAGACGCAGAAGCAGGAATACAATTTATATACAACATGAGAGAACACCTAGTTGATGTAGGTATAGCAACAGTATACGCAATAGCAGTATATGCGTTGGTGTTATGGATAAAGAAAAAGTTAAGTTAATGGCAGTAACCTCTGTAGATATACAACAACTAGAAAAGTTTGCCGATAGAATATTTGCAGACGTTGGTATCGATGTGGAATTTACAAAACATTTTTTAGATAGAGTCAATGACGAACGCAACGACAAGCCTATTGTGCCTGCTGAACTCACTAGATTGTTCAAGCAAGAACGCAAACGTTATGGCAAGCCTATTGCACAGATGGGTCCAGATAGCGAAGCAGTGATGCGTGACCTACAAACAAACATCAATGTGCCTTTTGCACTGGTGCTGGATAAAAGCAATGATGAACTTGATCTTATTGCCAAAACAATAATGCGTAAAGACAACTTTTCAACTCCTAATCGAGTATTTACAGTTGAAGATTCGCCTTTTAGAATTGCCAAACGTTATGAGATGCCACGTAAGAGTGTACGTCCTATACCAGTAGTAAAAGAAGGTGCAACAAAAAAGCATCCTAAAGAGCCGGGTGCATACTTGATGACACACAACGGTATTGAATACAAGATATCAAGACACTTAGATGACAATGACATACACAGAGGTGAATGGGATATATATTCTAAAGGCGTAAGTGCATTTTCAGGTGACAATTGGGAATGGGTAGACACTGTGACTGCAAGATGGAACGCTATTGCACGTGTAAAAGGACTTAGTGAAAACAAACAAAAACCCAAGATTGCGTTTGACTGGATTACAGAAAGTCGTGCATACAGAACACCAAGACAACTCAATAAGCTAACACAAAAAGCAGTTGGTGAACAGTTGTTTGAACAGTTGTTGGCATTGCAAATATTTGTTGACAGTGATCCTGCATATGCAGCTCGCATCTCAGAAGAAATTATGAAACTGCAAAACTGGCCAGGGTTTAGAACCAGTCAGCCTGACTTGTACAACCTAATTGCTATTGCAATGAAACCAGAACGGTTCAAAGATCGTATTAAACAAGATGTAAAGATTGCAATTCCTGAACTTAGATTAAAACGTAATCTTAGAAGCATTATGAAAGGTCAGTTTAACAACAGTGACTATAGTTATATGATGTTGATACTGCAACGACAAATGGTAGACTTTTTACCAGCACCGCTCATACAGATGCGTAGACAGATATCCAATTGGGACAGACAAACACCTAGAGACAAGAACACAATCCGCTCGAGACTGATGTTACAGATGCGTAAGACAGGTTTGCAAAATGAATTCTACGAGTTCTTACGCCGAACAAAAACCTTTGCTCGACGCTAATCTACGCCTTTTAAAACTACCAATCTATGCTAAATAAAAGTAGGAACTGCATTAGCGATTCCACCATTAGATATAGGAGATTAAAATGGCAATATTTACAAGAACCCATGGTAATGCACAACAAGTATTCCATATGGACACAAACAACGGATCTTTATCTGGCGCATTAGCAGAATCAGCACCAGTTAACGTAGCAGGTCCAAAACTAGCTTTTTTCAAATTATTGATAAACGACGGTTCTGCAGTAGACTTACAAGCACAAGTTGGAACAGGATTAGGAGTAGAAGCAATTTTACAAGACATTCAAACAAAGTCAACTGTTGCAATATATCAAGTAGAAGACGATACAAGTGGACAGATTTCTGTTGCACTTTACCCAACAGACGCTTACACAGCAGCAACATTGCAAACACAAATTCGTTTGTTAACAGCCGCTGGCTCTACACCAATCGACTGTTCAAGTTCAACTGTAGCTGATGCTGGAATGAAATTAGCATAATTTTAATTTGCTATAAACAAATATCAAACCCTAGTTTTTATTAACTAGGGTTTTTTTGTGGCTAAATATTCGTATGCAAAAGACACAATGGATATATGAAAGCCCTGACCAAGGCGATACAGTTTATCGCAGACGTTTTGGTAGTCAAAGGAAAGAGTTGGTTTTTAAAAAGCCAGATCCACACAGTATCTCTGCACATATGGCAGAAATTGTTTCAGAAAGTCCAAACGATCCAGCTATCAAAGACATGCTAGACAAACTACAAGTGTATTGGAGTTTACGAAATGCAAACAATTAGTGTAATTACCCATTTTGACTGTACTCCAACAGGTACCAAAAGCTATAGAAAATTACAAAACGGATATGTTGACAATTCAGGAAGAACTATATCAACACTGGATGATTGGAACTTCAGCAGAAATCAACAACGCAATTGGGAAACAATACTGCAATGCGTTAGTCTGCAAACACAACCAATGAATGTATCAGATCCTCAAATAATCAAACGAAAAGAAAACACATTGTGGACATTCAGTTTTGGTATTGAACACAGAGGTATCTTTACCAAAGACGATGATCAACTTGGACTATTAAAAGAGGCAGTACACGGTGTTCCAATGATTGTTGGACTAGATGAAACCTATAGAGAAGGATTTTTGTTGCCTTATTTAATCGCTAAGGGCGATAATCAAAACATTGTGTTTGATATTATTGAAAATGTTGAATAGTAAAATTGTATATATTTTATAAATACTTGCAGATAAGAATTTAGAGAGACTACGATGGCTGACACGGCACCTATCGAGAAAAAGAGTTTAGAAGCACATGTTGATTTATGTGCAGAGCGATACAAATCTATGGCATCGAACATAGAAGGCTTAGATAAAAAAGTTGATCGCTTGGAAATGATGATTAATCAAGTTCACGTAATGGTTGAGAAAATGGCTCAACGTAGAACAGACCAGCTTATAGGCTGGGGAACAGGTTTAATAGCAGCTCTGGTAGGAACAGTTGGATGGTTAGTGATAACTTACGTAGTCGGGTAACAGATAAAGCCTCCCGTTTATTAAATAAAATTGCAGATGAACTTCTGAATAGCAATCCCAATGCTATTTTTAGAGATGGTGATAGTATTATGGCATTTGCAGAATATGAGATTGAGAAAGTTTCTACAGACGAATATCAAATCTACAAAGACGAATACCTGGTTATAACTTGTAGCAGTTGTAGAATTGCACTTAGTTATTGTATACTAGACAAATATAAAAAACCGGTGGACGCTCAACATCTTGTTGAACTAGAGGAAAAACTTCTAACAAGACAACAGGAAATGATGCATTACAGATATTTTGTTAACAGTGATAAGATTGATGATATGCGTAGAGAAGTTGCATTACATAGACTAGGTACTGCAAAATATCAGTATCATCAGATACAAGAACAATTAACGAAAAGTATAAATGTTGCTAAATACTGTCAGCAAAAAGGATTTGATAATGAAATTATTTGACTTAGACGCACCTCAAACCAAGAAGTCTCAGAAAGTACTTGAGAGCTATTTTGGTAACAGTGTAGATTTTAGTAAGATGTCTCCAAGAGACTCAAGCAACATGTTAACAAAAGTTCGTGGTTTAATCTATGAACATCGTAAAACAAAAACACTTGCAGGTAGTGAGAAAGACCCAACATACCTAAAGTTATTGGTTATGGAAAGAGGCTTACATGCTAGACTGCGTGAAGCTGATATTAAACTAGAACCACAAACTGGTGCAACAAAAATTTCTGCTGATGGCAAAACTATTGGAACTGCAGATCAAGCGACTGCTATGCAATTTCAAAAAGATGTTGAAGATGGTAAAATGAATATCGGCGATATAGATGAAGGATTAATTAGAGAAGCAGAAGATTGGATTGCTGGTGCAACTAAAAATAAAGGTGCGTTTACAAAACAAGCAAAGGCCGCAGGAATGAGTACAAGTGCATTCGCTAACAAAGTATTAGCAAACAAAGATGACTTCAATGCAAAAACAGAAAAACGTGCAAACCTTGCTAAAACACTAGGCGGTTTTAAAGAAAGCAGAAATGCTGGTAAGATACTTGCAAAAATTGCTGAAGGTATGACACTAAGAACAAAGTCAGGTCGTTACCTAACAGAAAACGAAGTGCAACAAGCACAGGTTGTATTGGCAGCACAGGACATGGTTGACAGAATGCAAAGCATGTTAGAAGATATTACTTCAATGCAGTTCAAAGATTTACCTGCGTTGAGTAGTTCCATACAAACAACGATAGGAACTAACGAAGCACAAGCATTTAATGATGCTGCTGGACAAAGTTTGGCTGTATTAGTTGATGCTATACAGGCTTCAAAAGTTGAAATGGAAGCCGCACAAGGCACACTAACAGGCGTTGAGCCAGTTGTTCCTGGACAAGAAGAAGTTGCAGGTACTCCAGCAGTTGCTGAGCCAGTAGCAGATCCACTAGCCGCAGATCCAATTGATGCAACTGCAGACGTAAACGTTGATGCAGAAGCAGGCGGTGAAGCAGTTGACGTCAATGTTGATGTACAAGATGGAGCTCTTGGTAGAGCAAGAAGATAAATGCGTATCCTTGAGTTCACAAGTAGATCAGATAAACCATCTGCACAACAACTAACTGCCCTTGCAGAGTATCTTCTTGGCAGAGCAGACGATGAAGCAACTGAACACACTGTACCAATAGATGTTTTTTTAAGTATGGCACACAATATGGGTGTAAACATCACTGATCAGCAGTTACGCACATTTGCAACACAAGATCCTCTGAAAAATATTATTTCTAATGTAGATGCAGACAACATTGTACTAGTTGGTGCTGGCGTAACTGGTGAAGAAGGTGCTGATACCATGACTGTGGATCAAGCACAAGATACAGTTGCTGGTATGGCTGACAGTGCAAACGATCTAACCTAAACCTATTGACTTTGTCTTATTATCATGTATAATAGATAAATGCTTATAGAAAAATTTCAATACAAAAATCTCTCGAGAAAACAAGTTGACGGCAAGCGACTGTATTCCACTCCTGATGGCAATGCCGTGCCTAGTGTTACTACCATACTTGGTGCAACACAATCAAAAGAAAAGCAAGAAGGTCTCGCACGATGGCGTAAACGTGTAGGAACTGATCAAGCACAAAAGATAGTCACCGAAGCTGCCAATAGAGGTACACGAATGCATACCTATTTGGAAAACTATTGTATAGATGGTGTTATTAAAGAACGAGGCAACAATCCTTTCAGTTGGCAATCACATGCTATGGCAGAAACTGTTATACGTGAAGGTATGTGTAATGTAGACGAAGTGTGGGGAGTAGAAGTACCCATGTACTTTCCTGGAATATATGCTGGCACAACTGACTTAGTTGGAGTGCATAGTGGGGAACATGCTATCATGGATTTTAAGCAATCAAACAAACCTAAAAAAGTAGAGTGGATTGAGGATTATAAACTTCAACTATGTGCATATGCAGAAGCACACAACGAAGTTTATGGCACTGCTATTAATAAAGGCGTTGTATTAATGTGTGTCAAACCAGCGGTCGATGAAATGGGCCATCTCAAAGAAGAGCCGCAGTATCAAGAATTTATTGTTGAAGGTGATGACTTTGAGCACTGGAGACAACAATGGTGGAAGAGAGTTGAGCAATACTATGTGCAAAGCTAAATACAGCTAGATTACGGAGTTTCAATAAATGGCAATAGTACAAGTTTCTCGAATTACAAACCGTAAAGGTCTTGCTGATAACCTACCTCAACTTGCGGGTGCAGAATTTGGATGGGTAGTTGATCAACGTAAATTGTATATTGGTAACGGCACTATAGCTGAAGGTGCTCCAGCAATAGGCAACACTGAGATACTCACACAATATAGTGATATTTTAAATGTTTCAACAACTTACACATACAAAGGTAATCATGCAGGATATACTGTACAAACAGGACCAACAGCAAGTGACGCCATAGTACAAACACTACAAACCAAACTAGATAACTTTGCCAGTGTACTTGATTTTGGTGCAATCGGTGATGGCGTTACAGATGATACAGATGCGATTAATAGAGCATTGTTTCAATTATTTTGTAGACAAACAAACACAACTATAAGACGTAGTTTGTATTTTCCAGGCGGAACATACAGAATAACCAATTCAATTAATGTACCTCCATTTGCAATGCTATACGGTGACGGTCCTGCTAGTAGTATACTTCAAATGGATGTAGCAGGTGATAGTAGTTTTGGTGCTTATTCAATGCGTACTGCTGATAGTCTACAGCAAACTGGTGTCAACATTGGAAGTAATAGTGCAACTGCACCAAGAGATATAACAATTGAAGGTCTAAGTTTTTACAGCAAGGAAGCAACTGATATCATGCTGATAGATCGTGCAGAAGGTGTGAGCATCAACAATGTGAACTTTAAAAGCAGTCTAGCAACTGCTCCAGCAAATGCTAGTGATGACATTGCTGGCATAAGATTTGATAGTTCTGCGGCAAATACTTGTAAACAAATAGAAATAAACAATTGTAGATTTGATTTTTTAAGTTATGGTATTACCACTGACGAAAATATTCAAGGTGTTACTGTGCAAAATTCACAGTTTAGTAGTTTGTATCAAGGTATATTACTCGGCACAGGAACTCCGGACAATGGCGGTCCAGAAGGTGTAAGAATTGTACAGAACCTTTTTAATGAAGTAGCAAAGCAAGGTATAAGCATTGGCGCTGTCGCATTCAATGTAAGTGCATACAATATATTCTTAGATGTTGGAAATGATTATCTCGGAGCTGGTAATGCCGCTTCACCTATAGTTGAAATCAATGGCAATGATAATGTTAGCATAGGCGATATGTTTGAACGTAGTGACGCTGATGATCGAATTCAACCAAGAGTAAAACTTAATAACAAAGCCTGTTATGCACTGATCAACGGAAACGAAATTGAGTTTGGAACCTATCATAGGTTAGCAGGTGTATCAACAGATTTATCAGTACAAGGAAGTGCAACTACAATATTCACAGTGAACACAAGTAATGCTACTGCATTTAATGTAAACTATCAGATGAAAGAACCAACAACAAACGTGATACGTTTTGGAATGTTAAGAGTTGTTGGACAAGACACAGATGATAGTGCTGGTACACTAGCATATGTAGATGACTTCAGTGAAGACAATCCAAATAACTTTGTGATCAGTGCAGTACAAAGCGGTTCAACAATTAGTGTACAATATACAAGCACAATTGCAAATACTTTTAAATATTCCATAGAACATTTTAGTGTATAAAACATGTGGCAAGGCCATTCCGAAAAGCGATTAGTCGCTTGGGCAGATCTGCGTAGTTCTTGCAAAGATAATCCCAACTTAGAACAAGTGATAACTAGTATACACGATTGGTGGCAACAGGCACCAATGGTACTTAGGTATCTACATACCGATTTAGTTGACGACTGGCCTGATCCCTGGGATTTAATTGCCGAAAACACCTATTGTTCACTTGCAAAGTGCTTGGGAATGTGTTATACTATTTGTATGTTAGGAAGACAGGACATAGATGACGTTTGCATTTTAGAAATAGATAATA